GCCTTCCTGAAGAAAATCGGGCAGGTTACTTCAGCACCAAAGCCAGCATCTACTAAGAAAGACGAGGAATAATCCTAATGGCTGTATTTCTGAACAACAACGTAGGCGTTAAGATTAACTCCGTTGATCTTTCTGACCATGTAACAGCAGTAACAATCAACCGTTCATTCGATGAACTCGAAGTAACAGCAATGGGCGATTCTTCTCACAAGTTCGTAAAGGGCTTGGAAGCATCAACTGTGACAATCGATTTCCTTAATGACACAGCATCAGCGAATGTTCTTGCAACACTTCAAGCTGCATGGGGAACAACTGTTACTTGCGTATTCTTGCAGACAAAGGGAACAGCAGTATCTGCTACGAACCCTCTATACACAGTTTCATTGCTAGTCAATAACACAACAGACATCAACGGTGCTGTTGGCGATATTGGCACACAATCAATCACATTTACTGCTAACTCAACAGTTGCAGTAGCCACAACAGGTACTTTCTAAACAACTAAACTAAGGGGCACAGCATGGCAAAGTTAAAAGTAACAAGGGCAGATGGACAAATTGGGGAATACCCAATCACTCCATTGGTGCAATACGGTTTTGAGATTTACGCTAAGAAGGGTTTTCACAAGGCGTTTATCGAAGATCAGAAGCAAAGCGATATCTTTTGGCTAGCTTGGGAATGTATCCGCCGTTCGGGTGAAACTGTTAAGCCATTCGGAGAGCAATTCATCGAAACTTTGACTTCGGTCGAGGTGCTAGATGATGACCCTTTGGCTTAGGGCGAGACTCGATCACCTACCTGATTGCTAAATTAAGCGTCAGGCTCGGGATCTCGCCAACACAATTATTAGAGCTAGATGAAGTGATGTTAAAGAACCTAATCAAGGTTCTACAGGAAGATGCAAAGGAGATAGAAAATGCCAGCAAGCGTAAAGGGCGGCATTGAACTCCGTAAGGCACTTCGTAACTTTGCTCCAGAACTAGCAAAAGAAACACAGAAGGAAATTGCTAGTTATCTCAAGCCTGTTGTAAAAGAAGCTAGAGGATTTATTCCTTCTCAATCGCCTTTAAGCAACTGGGCTAGAGAAGGTGGCAAGTTTCCTGTATTTAACGCAGCAGTCATGAGGCGCAGCATTGGTTATAAGACGACTCCATCAAAGGCAAACTCAAGAGGATTTAGAGCGTTAGCGCAGCTTCGTAACCTTTCAGGCGCAGGCTCAATCTATGAAATAGCAGGGCGTAACGCTCCAGGCAATAAGCCTTCATCACGACCTAACTTTGCTCAATCTTTTCCACCAATGAAAGGCAAAGCAAACGAACAAGGTCGCGCTTTGTATGCAGCTTGGGAGAATGACAAAGGCAAAGCGACCTTAGCAGTTGTAAGAGCTATTGAAAATGCAGGAAAAACTTTTAACAGAATGGTAGGCAATCGCTGATGGCTAAAGTCGTTATAGATATTGCAGCCGAATACACAGGCAATAAGGCATTTAAGCAGGCAGAAACAGCAACAGCCAAACTTGAAAAATCAGTTGCTAAACTGGGTAAGCAGTTTCTTGGTATCTTTGCTGTATCTAAGATTTACTCATTTGGTAAAGCATCAGTCAAGGCTTTTGCAGCTGATGAAAAGGCTGCACGATCTCTTTCATTGGCTTTGGCTAATACAGGCAACGCATTTAGAAGCATTGAAGTTGAGAAGTTTATTGCAGACCTACAACGCGCTACTGGTGTTCTTGATGACAATCTTCGCCCAGCATTTAGAACTCTGCTTACAGCCACAGGCGATGTTACAAAGTCACAACAAGGCTTAAAATTAGCACTAGACATTTCAGCAGGCACAGGCAAAGACTTAAGTGCCGTTTCCATGGCACTTGCAAAGGCTTATGGCGGTCAAACAACAGCTCTTAGCCGTTTAGGTGCAGGATTATCTAAAGCCACTCTCAAGACTGGCAACATGGATGAAATCATCGGAGAACTTACAGACAAGTTCAAAGGTCAGGCACTAGCTGCCGCCGAAGGCTATTCAGGACAGATGGATCGTCTCGCAGTTGCTTCTGCTAACGCTAAAGAAATTATTGGCAAAGACCTGCTTGACTCACTTGCTTTGCTTTCTGGTCCTGATGGCATTTCTAAATCCACTAGACAAATGGAAGATTTAGCAACGGCAATCGGTAACACAGTTTATGGATTAGCCATCCTTATTGACAAGATTAAAGCAAATAAAATCGGTGGCGGCATATTTGGCACTTTTGGGGACATCATTTCCAACCTGCAACCTTTTGCTTCGCTTCGCAAGCTTGGCGCATCAAGCAAGGCAACACCAGCACAATCTCCAGGTGAGCGCAAAGCCATTGATAAAATCAACGCAGATGCTATTAGAATTCAAAAGCAACAAAACGCATTAAAAACAATAGATAACAAGATTATCAAAGAAAAAATAGAAATGACTGCTGGTGAAAAAGCACTAGCAGAATTAAAGAAAATCTTTGACATTGAAGGCATTCAGCTTCAAGCAGCTCTAAACGGTGTTCTAACCAAAGAAGAAGAAGCCAGAGTTAAAGGGCTTATTGCTATCAATAACTCCGATGGAGCACTAGCACTTCAAGCCCTATCTGCCCTTAATGCTACTTCTGCAACTAATACCTTTGCCGATGCTGCTCGTCAAGCAGCCTTAAAACTTCAAACATCTTATTCAGCAGGATTAGAGTCATTCAAGCAGTCAGAGATTAACTCTCTTACACAAGGCCCGATGGCTCCTGTCGTGCCACCTAGCATTGCTCAAGGTGTTCCATCTGTGCCAATGTCACCTTTGGAATCATTCAGACAAAGCGAAGCAAGATATGCCAGCACAGGCGGAATCAGTATTCAAATCAACCCAGCAGTTGCAGGACTTATCGATGTTATTCAAAATCAATCAGCATCTGGCATTTCACCAACAGTCAATCGTGTGAGCAGTTCGTATATCGCATGACTTATCCAATCACCGTCAATACGGTTATCGACTTTAGTAATGGCGCAACCTTTGGTATCCCATTTACTATTGGCGACCCTGTTAATGGTGTGTTAGGTGTCAGCACTTTAGGTGATACAAGTTCTGGAACTCTTACAGTCGATGTATCCAATCAAGTTGGCAAGATTTCAATTAAGACTGGCTATAACCTTTTGCAAGATCAGTTCGAGGCTGGTCAAGCGACTATCCGCATTTATGATCAGAACGGTGATTGGAATCCAGATAACCCGTCAAGTCCTTATGCGGGAAAACTTATACCAAACCGTAAAGTAAGAATCTCAGCACTATACGGAAGCACAACATATTATCTATTTAGCGGCTATACATCTGCTTACAATTATTCTTATCCAAAAGACCAAGAATTAGGCTATGTAGATATTCAAGCAACTGATGCTTTTAGACTATTTAACCTTTCCAATGTTTTAACTATTACAGGTGCAACTGCTGGTGAAACTACTGGTGCAAGAATCGGTGACATCTTAAATCAAATCTCATGGCCTGCAACTATGAGAACTTTGGATGCAGGAGATACGACAGTTCAAGCTGATCCAGGTACTGCCAGAACAGCCCTTCAAGCTCTTAAGAATTGTGAGTTTTCAGAGCAAGGCGCGTTCTATATGTCGGCAGAAGGTCAAGCAGTATTTAAGAGTCGCAGCAACTTGCAGAAAATGGCTGGTGGTACTCAGACTTATTTCTCCAATGCAGGCGATGGAATTGGCTATTTCAATATCACCACCGCTCTTGATGATAAGTTAGTTATTAACCAAGCCAATATAACCAGAGTTGGCGGAACGACTCAGAGCGCATCAGATGCTACATCGGTTGCTACCTATTTTCCTCACTCCATGAATCAGCCAAATCTTGTAGTTCAGACAGATGCAGAAGCCCTCAATATTGCTCAGGCTTATGTGGCTACTCGCAAAGACACGACACTTAGAATTGACAACCTTACTCTTGACCTTACAACTCCAGACTACTCAGCAGGTATTACAGCGGCTTTAAGCCTTGATTATTTCAATGTAGTTAAGATCAAGAATGTCGCACAAGACAGCACTTACATCGAAAAAACCCTAGAGGTTGTCGGTGTATCCCATGAAATTACGCCAACCGACTGGCGTACTAGCTTCACCACCAGCGAACCCATTATTGAGGCTTTCATCATTGGAAACTCAACTTGGGGTATAATCGGTCAATCGACCATGACTTACTAGGAGAACATAATGGCAACAGGATTCCCAGCGGCAACAGGAGATGTCCTCTCGGCTGCTATGTATAACGGCTTAGTGGCATTTACAGTCAATGCTCAAACAGGCAGCACATACACAACCATTTTATCTGATTCGTATCAGGTACTTGTGACCATGAGCAATGCATCAGCAAACTCATTGCAGATTCCAACAAACGCATCTGTTGCACATCCGATTGGAACAGTAATCACAATTCTTAATATTGGTGCTGGAACAACAACTATTTCAGCGGTTACATCAGGAACTACAACAATTCTTTCAGCTGGTGCTGTAGCAGCACAGCCAACATTGGCACAATACAAAACAGCAGCTTGTATTAAAACAGGTACTGACACTTGGTATGTAGTTGGAGCAATTGGATGATTGGTAATCTACTTGCTGGTTCACATATTGGTGGAGTTGCATCTCCGACTTATGTGGATTATTTAGTCATTGCTGGTGGCGGTGGCGGCGGTCGAGCATCGGGTGACGCTGGCGGCGGCGGCGGTGCGGGTGGTTATTTAACTGCTACAAGTTTCACAGTTGCTAAAGGCACGACTTATACAGTCACAGTTGGCGGCGGTGGAGCTTCTAATGGCGGCAACGGTAGTGATTCAGTATTTTCTAGCATTACATGCACAGGCGGCGGTGGCGGCGGTCAATACATAACAGCACCGTACACAGGTCGTAATGGTGGTTCTGGTGGTGGTGGAGCAGGTGCTGGTTCAGTCATTGCTGGTGGTACAGGTGTTTCTGGTCAAGGTTATGCAGGTGGTGCTGGTAATAACAGCGGATCGTATAACGGCGGCGGTGGCGGTGGAGCTAGCCAAGTAGGACAAACTCCTGGCTCTCCATACAACTTTGCTGGTAAAGGCGGAGATGGACTTTCATCCAATTATTCAGGTTCATCTGTTACTCGCGGCGGCGGCGGTGGCGGCGGTCGCGGTGGCGGCACGACAAACTTTGGCGCAGGTGGAGCAGGTGGCGGTGGAGCAGGTGGCGGAAACGCTGGCGGAACTGCTGGTACTGCTAACACAGGTGGCGGCGGTGGTGGCGGAGGCGGTTCTTCCAACACAGGCGGCGCAGGTGGTTCTGGAATTGTTGTCGTTCGCTATCCAGACTCTTTCATTCCAGCAACATCTACAACTGGTTCACCTACTTACACAGTAAGTGGCGGTTATCGCATTTATCAATGGACTGGATCAGGGAGCATAACAATCTAATGGCTCACTTTGCACAACTAGACGAAAACAATTATGTTCTACAAGTAATTGCAGTCAATAATGATGAACTGCTTATTGATGGCGTGGAAGTTGAATCAAAAGGAATCGAGTTCTGTCAATCATTATTAGGCGGTACTTGGCTTCAAACTTCTTACAATGGAACAATAAGAAAAAACTATGCAGGTATTGGTTATTCCTATGATTCGATTCGTGATGCTTATATTGAGCCACAATGTCATGAAGAAGCAATTTTAGATGAGCAAACATGTCAATGGACTTGCGGTAATAAAGACCATGAAGCCCCTACTCTGTAAGGCTGGTCAGCAACTTCGTGAACAAATTGACGATGCGTTTGTTGAGCGTAAGCGTGACAGTGACGGTTGGATAGGCGATGCGAAGCACTCCAATCGTAAGAGTGACCACAATCCCGATCCGTCTAACGGAATCGTCAGGGCTATTGATGTGGATAAGAACCTCGACACACGCCCCAGCACAGGTAGTTATCTTGCCGACCAAATACGCATTTGTGCCAAGAAGGACAAGCGGATTGCATATGTCATCTACTCAGGCAGAATTGCCTCAGCTAAATCATTTTGGCGTTGGCGTACTTACTCTGGGATTAATCGCCACGATCATCACATTCATATCAGCTTTACCAAAAAGGGCGATTCAGATTCTGCGTTCTTCCAGATACCACTACTAGGAGCATAACTAATGAACATGAAAAACCCTCTCGTACTTACAGCAGGAGCATTCCTTTCAGCTTGGGCTGCAAGCAACTTCGATGTCGATTACCGCGCAATTCTTTGGGCGGTGTTAGCAGGCGTATTTGGTTATGCCACGCCTAAAAAGTAATGTCAGCCCAAGACTGGGCGGCTGTTGTAGCTGTTGCTCTGACCGTTATTGGTTCATTTATTGGATCAGTCAAGTGGTTAGTAAAGCATTACCTAAACGAATTAAAGCCAAATAGCGGTTCAAGCATGCGCGACCAAATAACTGCATTAGAAGCGCGTGTTGAAACAATCATTCGTATCCTAGAGAGGTAACAATTCTCTTATGGCAAGAAAAGCAACTCAGAAGCTAGTGGATGAAGGCTATTCCAAACTAGACGCGTGGGCTATTGGTGTGCATGAAATGTATCGTGCATTGCGCCGCGCAGGTTTCCCAGTTGATTTGGCACTTGCCATCATAGTTGAGAAGAACGCATATCCTGAATGGATATTGCCTAACCCAATTAACCCAAATATCCCAGAGCCAGACTGGTATGACGATGAGGATGAATGAAAAGAACTGTTGTAGTTCCAGACTTACAAGTTCCCTATCACGATCCAGTAGCAGTAAAAAATGTTGCAGCGTATATTAAAGCTGTACGCCCCGATTCTGTCGTTACTTTGGGAGATGAAATAGATTTACCCCAAATCTCGCGTTGGACAGAATCCACGCCAGGATGGTACGAACAAACACTAGCTGCTGATAGAGATGAAGCAGTTGAGGTTCTTTGGTCATTAATTGAGCATTCTAAAGAAGCTCACATGATCCGTAGCAATCACACAGACCGTCTTTACAATGTCATCATGAAGAAGATTCCAGCCTTTCTTGCTTTGCCAGAGCTTCGCTTTGAGAAGTTTATGAAGCTTGATGAGTTAGGCATTACCTACCATAAGAAGCCATACGCGGTCGCTAGAGGCATTGTGGCAGTTCATGGGGATGAGCAGAGCGTAAAGCCTACACCTGGCTTAACAGCCCTTGAGGCGGCTCGTAGGCATGGAATTAGCGTTATCTGTGGTCACACCCATAGAGCAGGTCAATCAGCCTTTACAGAGGCTTCTGGAGGGCGTATAGGGCGTATCCTGAGAGGTTGGGAGGCAGGGCATCTCATGGATGTCAGGCAGGCTCATTACACTAAAGGGACAATGAACTGGCAACAGGCGTTCATCGTCATCGAGGAAATAGGCACAAATGTGCAGGTCAGCATCATCAATTTAGAGAAAGACGGAACATTCGTTGTGTCAGGTAAGAGATACGGGCGCGCTCGGTAACGACATATCTAGAGACATCGATGACCATATGGATGACTCAGAATTGTTACCGTTTCGTTATCAAAATCTACTGAATAAATCCCACTAGCTGTGCAACACTCTTCCTGTTCCCGAAATACGGGGCAAGAAAGGGCAAAATGATTATCAATTCATTAACGATTCTGATGATTGCAGGTGTTGGCTTAATCTCTTACTTCTCCTTTAGATTAGGTCAAGAGGTTGGCTACGATCAAGGGCTGGTAGATGGTCGCAAAGCCGTCCGAAAGTATTACGAGCAGGTGGGTCGATGAAAGCAACTGAGGCGCTTATCAATGCAATCGACATTATGCAAGATCGTGGCAAGGTCTACGGTCATCCGAAAATCAATCAAGGTCGCATCGCTGCAAGGTTATCCTGTCTACTTGATTACCCAATCACAGACGCAC